AAATCAAAATGAGCAAGTACAAGTCTGCCAATCTTTACATATTTATTACGATTAGCAGATACACTAATCGTTGGAGTAGTAGTAGTTGCTTGCAAAAGAGCAGTGCTGAATGTACCAGTTTCATAATCGCTTAACTTATTAGCCGCAGCAGTGCCGCCAAGGTAAGCACCGCCAGATAGGTAGAGGTCTTTCCAACGTGCTGCGCCAATACCTAAGTCAAGAGTATTGTCATGTGCATTATAAGGCTTAAAGTAAGTTGGCCCTAAGATAACTCCTTTTTCAGCAGTTTGATTTTGTACAAGTGTTAAGTAATCATTACTTTCTAAAGAAAAGTAATCGTTAGTATCATAGTGAAGGTTGCCCCTGTCTGACCCTGCTATTTTAAAATCTATTCTATCATCAGTGTCTGCTGTAATACCAGTATCTCCATCAGCATCTAACACAAGCTCTGTACCATTCATGTCTATGCCAGAGGTTGTTCCACTAAAGGTTACGTTACCACTATGAGTTACGTTACCAGTAAACGTACCACCTGAAGCAGGTACATAGTTACTGTCAGGTATGTTAGTCTCAAAGGATACAACATTAACAACGTCATTCAGATTAGCTGCAGATGCTAGTGTGACTGTACCAGTGCCAGTTGTGGTGAAGTCACTGTCATCCATGAGGATACCGTTAACGTATACCTCTATCTGTCCAACAGTAAAAGCTAATACCTTACCGTCATCATCAGCACCAGTGAACGCTGTCTGACCCTGCGTAGCAGTATAGTCAAACTTAGTTCTACCAAATGATCTTATGTCTTTAGGTTCAGTGCCGATATATGACATTAGTATTCCTTTATGGTTTTGTAGGCCATTTTACATCATCTAAACTGGTTGCAGTCTTTGTTATGTCACGCAAGTCAGTTCTATACTTTTTCTGTGCATCACTCATGGTAAGGTCACTTGATGCCCACCAGTCTACTTCTGCTAATTTACGGTTACGTTCTTCACGTAGTAACCTCATGGGTTCTGCTGCTACAAGGGCATCCTTCTTAGCCTTGACTGCACCCCACGTTGTACCGAAGTGTGATGGGTCTGAGCTTTCGATTGCAGAGCCATTGCTGTCTGCACCCATGACCTTGCGGTACATAGTCTCAAACTCAACCTGAGTGGTAGGCTCACCACGCATCACCCACTCTGTTACGCCTAATTCTGTTAATGCTGTTGCTATATCTGTCATTTGTTTATCCTATCATTTAAAATGCTCATTGGGCTATCTCCATAATGTAAAGTTGTGCGCCACCGCTATCAGCCATATAAGCGTTACCACCATCAGGAGCATTTAAATAAGGCTCATACCTAACAGAAGATGTTGTGGCAGGACTATCTTCCCACGTCCAATGAAGCCCAACAGATATTTGATTTGCGGCGGATGAGTTTGTATTTCTCATATAAACGTTTTTATTGCTGTCTGAAGCTAGTCCAATTTCCGTTGAACCATCCCTCATGCACTTTACTAGCATGGTAGGCGCTGTCACTAAGTTACACCTACGAGATTGAACAGTAACTAATACTTTGGAAGTAGAGAACTTAGGAGTAAAATTTATAAAAAGACCAGTAGCAACATATGAAGTTGATGCGTTATTAATACTTGTTGCTGATGATGTGGCGCTTTGATATTGAATAACTGACCCTGCCGCAAAACCTAAATCTTTAGTAGTAGGAGCCGCCCCTGCGGTAGTTTGTATCGTATCAACTTTAAGGATACTGCTCATTGGGCTATCTCCTGAAGTGTAAGTGTTGCAGTAGATTGAACCTCATTGGCGTAATTATATAATAAAGTACCCATATTTTTATATGCTTGAGTTTTGTAAGTAGTAGCACTAGTAGTAGAGGGGCTATCAAGAAATTGAAAAGCAGCAGTGGTCATACAATACGTTGTAACAGTGCTATACATATTTAGTTGGTGTATGTTTGTACTACCTCTAAGTAGTCTTATAATAGCGTCTTGATTATTTAAATAAACCATAGACGCATGATGTAGAATTAAAATCTTACTGTTTGAAAACTTGGGTGTAATCGTTGCTGTTAATCCCGTATCCGTATGTGTGTTAGCCGAACCAACAGTTGTATATGTCGTGGATGTTCCTTGTACAACTTGAATAACATGACCTGGAATAGCCACACCATTACCACTCGTCTTTTCGTTTATGGTGTCTACCTTCAGGATGCTCATTGGGCTATCTCCTCAATAGTATACCAAGAACGAGTTTCGTTGTTTGCAGTAGAGTAATTGTTAAAGTAAATAGTACCACTGCCACTACTTCTTTTCCAAAATATAGCGTAAGTTACTGCACTTGTTGTGCTAGGGCTATCAGTAACTTGCATTGTTGGGTCAGAGGAATAGGTAACAGGGTTAGAATACGCAGATGCAGCATGTAGATATTTGTGAAAAGAGCCACCTTTATGAAGGTAAAAAGAAGCCGAAGAAGTTATTGCACCAGCCCACAGGCCGCTTATTCCTACAGTACACCTAATTTTACTAGCTGTAGACTTTGGCGTGATTGTTAAAGTAAAACCAGTTGCCACTGCACTTGTTGAGGTAGTGGAAGTATAAGCAGTTATTTCCTGCGTTAAGACTTGAAGAATTGAACCAGTGGGCATATCAACATGTCTTATATTGTCTGTAACCTGCAACGTCTGACCAGTAGGTATAATAACTTTATTGGCGTTACCGCCAGAGCTAAGACCTTTTAAATTTTCTACATGTAAAGTACTCATATGATTGTCAAGTTCCCATTAACTGTAAGCGTCACACCAGATGTCACCGCAAGAGGTCCGTTACAACTAGCATTCTCTGTGCTTGCTATGGTTACGTTATTTGACAGTGTTTGATCATTAGTCTGAAACAATGCCAGTTTAGTTTTGTGTTGTTCGCTATCAAACAGGGTAGCTCTAATACTAGCTGCAAATGTACCACCGCCTGAAAGTGTAGGTGCATCTGCAACGCTGAATATGTTGTGGCATATAATAGTTATCTCATCGTTTAGTGCAGCACCAGTGTCTAACACCACTGTAGTTCCTGTGGTAGCTGTGTAGTCAGCAGGTTGTAATAGTATTCCGTTTTGATATACGTCTAGGTTTCCCAAAGAGTATACAGCATTAAATGAGGTTTGTCCAGCAGTAGCTGTATATGTGTGCGCTCTTCTTGTACCTTCGGTTAGAGATTGTCCTATGTATGCCATTAGGAATACTCCTCAACATAAATTATACCAGCTTGGCCCGCCTCTCCATTTCCACTGTTAGAAGATGAGCCGCCTCCCCCACCAGAACCGTATGCTCTACCTGTTTGTGCAGCTACGTTAAAAACACCACCACGACCACCGCCACCCCAATAAGATGCGCCACCTTGACCCCAAGTAGGGCGATAATCAGTACCGCCACCATTATACATATTATCTATTCCGTTATTTCCCGAACCACCTTTAATGTTTATATCCCCACCAGTAGCGTTGCCACCACCGCCACCGATTACAGCGCCATCATTGCCCTGTTTGCCACCAGAACCATACCCACCAGTGCAGTGTGAGCCAAAGGTTGAATTAGTGCCATCATTACCATTATTACTGCCAGATACCGCTGCACCTCCTGCCCCTACATTTACTGTAACCGTAGAGATACTTGTAACATCTATTAGTTTAATTGCAGTAGCGCCTGCACCACCACCAGAACCCATGTCATTAGCAGCACCATAAGCTCCCCCACTGCCGCCTGCGCCTGTTACATATACACGAACTGTTTTAATGCCAGTAGGTTTTGTCCAAGTGGCACTTCCAGTAGATGTAAAAACTTGAGTAGATTTAAGACCACCAACACCTGTTACTGTACCAGTGTGAGTAACCGCACCACTGTGAGTAACCGCACCACTGTGAGTAACCGCACCACTGTGAGTAACCGCACCTGCAAAAGTAAACCCATCAGATGACATAGTCGCTATATCGTGTGACTTACCCATTAGGTAATCTCCAATATACTCATCATTACATCACAAGAGGAGGCAGCACTTGATGTCACTTTAATCTTATCGTTTGTTTGTAAAACGACTTTTTGATCACCTCCCACGACAACAAGACTGCCTCCGCTTGGAACCGTAGCCTGTTTAACCAAGAACGTATCATTAGATCCATCGTTGTGTACTACGTCAACTGTGATAGCTGCAGTAGTTCTGTTAGCACAAGACAAACCAATAACGGTTGTGGCTGTGCTACTACCTACTGTGTAGCTCCCTACTATGGTAGCTGATGTACCTATGCTACGTGATGTTTTTCTAAGAAATGTGTTTGCCATATTGCTATCCCAAAGCTATCGCTAGTGCAACGGCTGAACCTGCTGCATCAAAAGCTGTGGATGCCGCTACACGTGCATCTGCTCTAGCGTTTGTGAAGTATAAATTAGTAGATCCTTCAGACAAATCATCTGTGTCGTGATTGCCAAAAGATATGATTGATGCTAAGTCGTGGTCTGTAGATCCCGGATCAAGGTGAGCAGCAGCACCAGCAGGTAGTGTCATAAAGACAAACTTAGTACCTGCTGAAAAGTTTGTTGCTGATCCACTGTTTGAACTAGATAGTACTGTTGTTCTTGTTAGTGTGTTAGTACCACTGTATGTACCTAGTCCTACTTCCCACTCATCAGTGCCATTAGCTGTATGCACAATGGCGTAGTAAGTCGTGTCATTTGTAGACAAGACTGATGCAAATGTATCGAAGGTAGCAGTGGCTCCACCAAGAGTTAAGTTTGATGTTCCTGTAGTGGTAGTAGTTTCACGTACACGATCTCTTAGTTTTAGTGCCATTGTGTTACCTTTACGTTATACGTATAACTGCGTTAGATGCATCTGCTGCAGGAAAGATAACAGTAAAGTCTCCTGCTGTTGAAGCCACATTTGAGCCAAACGAGAATACAGCTATAGCTTTATTACTTGCTGAACTGTTATAGAGCAAAGCCCCTGCAGCCGATATAGTCAAGTTGGAAAAGACTTCATCTGCAAAATCTACAATAGCCGTATCTCCCGACAATGTTATGGCAGGTGAATCTAGAGCGTTTCCTCCTGCAGAGTAGTTTGTTCCTGTCGCTTCATCTGAACTACCTGTCAACTGAGAATAGTTAGTAGTAGCTTTACTGAAGCTGCCTGTAGGCGATGGTTTAATTAACGCTATCTTTAGCGTGTGCGTGTCTAAATCGTGAACACCCCCAAGTAGCTCTTGCTTGAAGCTGTTGCACATTGCTGTAGTAATAGTACCCATGAGAATGTCCTTATGTTAAATGCACGAAGAGGCCAGCGAAAGCCAGCCTCTAAGTTTAACTTTATTAAGCAGCGTTATAACGTGCTGTGACCAATGCTTGTGGGCGTAAGATCTTACGTCCGTAAAGGTGCATACCACGTACAATGTCTGCAAATGAATCAGGATCTCTGTAGTTCTCAACTTTAGAGATTTGCTCTGCAGTTGCTACACCTTCTTCTTGACCTGCTAGGATGATACCGAAGTTGTCATCTTGTGCAGTTACGCCAGAAGTTCCCGGTCCAGTGCCGTCTGTTGGTAGGTTGTTTGAAACATGGACTTTAAAGCCGTGAATGTTTCCTGCAACCAATCCGTTTTGTAGACCTGATCCACCGAAGTCTGAATTTAGAAGACGTGAATCTTCATCCTTCAACATTTCCATGAAGATTGGGTCAACTACCATGTAACGTCCACGTGAGTCAACATTACCTGTATCCAACTGTCTAGCCATTCTTGCAATAAGCTGCAATGGTGAAGCTGTTGTAGTCGCTTTTGCTTGAGCGCCTGGTAGTCTAGGTGCTAGAGGGATAGAGTCGCCAGTTGTAGAACCTGAAGCTGAAGTTGTGATGTTAGTCATGTCAGACATATCTAACTGGTTCACCTTCAAAAATTCACCGTTGATTTCGCCTCCTGTTGGGTGCTGTGCAGTACCAGAAACAGCAGTTGAGTATTGTCCACTCGCTGCAGTACCTGTCATGTAAGCAAGGATATCAGAATCTATTGAGTCTGCCATCTTATATGCTGCTCTGTCTGCAGCTAAAGATACGAAGTCAACATGTGAGAACTGCTCTTCGATGTCATCCATTTTAAAAGCAAAATAGTTAGCTTTGTCAATGGTTAACTGGAAGTCAGTGTCATCTAACTTCTCTACAGAGATAGCTGTGTGACGCTGTAGTGCGTTAACAGTTACGTCTGGTTCTTTTTGGATGCGTACAACATCCCCTTGATTTGCAATGTCACCGAAGTACGAATTGTTGGTGATTGCGCTTACAACAGAAGCTTTTCGCAATGCGATCTGCGCCTGTTTGGAATACATTATCGGGCTGAAATTGCCGTCAAAGCCTCCACTTGCTGATGTAATAGCCATAGTTAAAATCTCCTTTATAGATATGGCGTTGAAGTAACACTACATACCCACGATGAAGAGGCTCTTTGTTTTAGGGTGGTCAACGTTGCTTTGAGACTGCGCTGTCTCTCTGCGCTGGGCCTATACTTAGAGGTAAGTCTTTGTGTGGCTAGTGCTTGATTAAAGCATACACACTTATTGTTGTGTATATACCATAGTTGTATCTACGATGGTAAGAATGTCAACTACTTTCTTGATATATCGTAAATAAATCTTCCGTTACGTTGTGCGTCTAGTATTTCTTCTTGACGCTTCTCATATTCTCTAATTGACATTGCAGCTACTTCTGATTCACGAACATGGTTAGCTGATTCATCTGGTTCTGGTGCTGCTGCACTTTTTGTCTTGACAGAAGATGCTGCTGCTTTCTCTGAGGGTCTAGATCCCTTCTTGTTAGATATGCCTTTGTCAACTTTATATAAATCTATTACACGTGCTACAGACTTTGCGTCATCCACGTTTTCATACAAAGCATCCTGTACCCATTTAGGTTGTTCTTTAGCCCAGTTATGAAATGTATCATCTTGACGTATTTCTATAAAGTCAGGGTGCATCTTAACAAGTTCTGCTTCTGCTTTATCACGATGAGCATTAACACGCATCTCTTCTAACTCAGCCATGCGTTCTTCTAGATCAGTAGCATTAGCTTTAGACTTTTTATCAGCGATGGTTTCTATAATAGATGCAACATCAGGGTACTCTTTTGCCCAAGCTTCTAACTCTTCATCTGTCTTAGGAAGTACAAGTTCTTTCTTTGAAGCTTTAGTTAGTTGAGATTCTAGTGCTGCTATCTTCGCAGCAAATTCTTCTTCTTTTTTCTGAGTATGCCTACGTAAATCACCATAGCGTTTCTTAAAGTTTTTCTCTTCAGCACCTAGCTCAGTGTCATCTTCTTGTGCTTTGGTTTCTGTTTTTTCTTCTTGTTTGGTATCACTCTCTGCCTGTACTGGTTCAGCTTTAGGCTCCTCGCTACTGGGTTGATCTTCAGTACTTTCTTCATCTGTTACACCTAGTGCTTCTTTCTTCATAGCTAAAAGCTCTTCTTCATCTTTTTTGATGCGCTCTTCGTTACTTAGATATCCACCCCTTCCCATCAATACTTTCGGGATTTCAGGTTTTACCATTGGATGTGGTTTTGCTTCTTCGTTTGTAGCCATTTGTTTTCTCCTTATGTTGGGGTCAGCCGAAGCCGAGTGGCCTTATAGTTATTTGGATTTTTTCTTCTTGCTTTTCTTAGATGCTAGTCCACCTTTTTCAAAACCTCTGACAA